ATGTGGCGCAAGCCACATAGCCCTGGAGGTTCCTTTGTTTGGTCGTATTCGTGAAAGAGCGGAATCTAAGTCGCAAGACTTATCTTACACTCGACGATACGGTTGGCCCTCTCGCTATACATGGTCAACAGGACACAGCGTTGGTACAACGCTGCGTCGTAATGACTTCATGGATGACGAGAACCCAACACCAAAGGTCTCTGGCCGTTATCCCGACCGTTCCTGCTATCACAAAAGAAGTGAAGCAGTATGGTCTGGTGAAACGGCCTCTACCTGGTACGTTTATGCGGGAGAGTACACTGAGGGGCCCACCATATTACTTGGTGAACCACTCCCTGATCCTAACGCAATAACGTTCCCGGCGGTTGAGGATTTCGAATTTCCGAACCCTATGATCGAGTATCTCGAGAAGCTTGACCCTTCTGGTCAAACTTGGGGCGGAATGCCGTTCATTGGTGAGCTTCACCAATGCGTCGACATGGTTAAGAACCCTCTGTCGTTCCTCAAGAGTCTGCGCGTTCCGCGAGGAATGCGCACAAACCCCCTTGGACAGGTGCTTCAGAAGCTTGGACTTGACCGTGCATCTAATGCATGGTTAACCCATCGTTATGGGTGGAAACCACTCATGAGCGACCTTCAGTCGTTCGCTGAAACACTAGGTGGAGCGTCCGATGCGTACGAATTGTACAAATCTGGCCGCAAAACCCCCGAAAAGGTCACATTAACCTCTAAGTTACCGCCGGACTTGCACCCTGCAAGTCATGGCCCTAACGCTGAGTCCTGGTGGGACTATAGTACGGATCGCTCTGTCAAACACACCTTCTCATACTCCATAAAACCGAGTGCTGAGTTGGGTAACACTCTATCTTACCCGAACTTTCTAGCCAAGAAACTTGGCTTCAGTCCGTCTCAGATAGCAGCTACCGCGTGGGAGCTTATGCCGTATAGCTTCGTTATCGATTGGTTTATACCAGTCGGTTCGATGATATCCGGGCTCACTAAGTCCACGTGCCAGTTTGACATTCATTCCCAAAACTACTGCTACACTCTCCGGCAAACCGGTACAAAGTACCGGCGCTTTTACCGCGACAATGGTAATGAGGATCCCCAACTCGGAGATCCCGTTGCTTGCTTCAAGGTAAAGCATACGACGTTTCATAGGAACGATCCGGCTTACATGCCTGGTGGAACCTCTTACTCGTCGTCTGGATTGTCCACAACAAGAACGTTATCTGCACTGAGCTTGATCGCCCAGCGCTTGACGTTCCCCATCTCGAGGAGATAACAACGTGTCTATTACTCTCACTGATCGTGACGCTGGAACCTTGGTTCTTAATGCTGCTCAGGTCGGGCCTAGCGGTCCTACCTACAGTGTCACCGGCGCTACGCCGGATGATAACATTCAGTTCCAAGCTCGCTTCACGAATGCTAGGGGCGCCACGGGAAAGTCCCGCTCCAACCTTCACGGCGAACGCAAAGTTCGCGACGCGAATGGGAAAGTTTGGACGCTCACTGTCGATACAACTATCTCTCGTGACAATGGCTCGCCATTCACGATTGATCAGATCGACGACCTGGTATCGGCGCAACACTCCTATTTCAGTTCCGAGGCAATCACCGGCGATTTCGCCATGGGTGTCCCCCGGTTCTGATATGAAGGATGAGCCCGTGTGATAATGTAATGGCCCTCACCCAGAAAGTCTGGTCATGAAGGTGATTAATCTTTATCAGCACGTGTGTGCAGAAGCAGCGATGCTGCTTACTGGTCCACATCTTACGTTAGTCAACATTGTGAGTAGACGGATTGCCTGTGAAGGCATTCCTTTCATTGTTACACTTCCTAAAACTTGGAAGTTGTGCCTTGAATATCTCTGCTCTGAAGGTCGCCTACCTGATACCATCCTTGGTGTCAGTGGCTGCTCAACAGAACTCACTCCCGCCTCATTGGCGGCCTTGCTTGGAGTGTTCTCATCCTCTGTGAAACTGGCCCCTCTCGAGGGCGCCGGCGTAGCCGACTATGAGGGCTTTCTCCTCCGCTCCAAAGAAGTATCAAACTTCCAAGGTGCTCGGTACGAGGATATCCTCCCTATGAGTAGGGCCGATCGTGCGTCTCTTCGACGCCTTATCGGTCCCGCTCCGGGTATTATCCCGTGTAAGCATGGTCCAGGTTCCACAGCTGAGAAGCTGTATTCTTGGGATAAATGGCTGGCGATAGATAAACCCACTCAACCAATCATTCGTATGACCGACGTGCCGAAGGACACCTCCAAGAGGCGTCTTATCGGTATAGAACATACGAAAATGCAATTCCTTCAACAAGGAATTGCCGCTTGGTTGCGTCAAACGAGATTTTTTGACGCGTATATTCATCTTGAGGATCAAAACCGTCATGTGGCCCGCGTAACGCGGGATGACGTGACGATCGATCTATCCGATGCTAGTGACAGGATCGGTCCTGCACTGGTCGAGTATTTATTACCCGATATATACGAGACGCTCGCCGCTCACACCAGTTCCTATGTCGAGCTCAAGGATCGCTCCTTGCACTCGCTCGGTATGATGTGCACGATGGGCAATGGGTTCTGCTTTGAACTCGAGACACTTGTATTCCATATCGTCGCGGCCTTAAGTGGTCGCATATACGATGCTACGGACGGATTTTCATCCTTCCCTTTGGAATACTATCTCAGACAGGTTGCCGTTTATGGAGATGATATTATCATCCCAGAGCGGTGGTACTCCACCTGGCTAGTTGTCGCCTCCTCTCTTGGGTGGAAACCCAATTTTGGTAAGACGGCAGTGACTCCTCAGTTCAAGGAGACTTGCGGTACATACCTGTTTCTTGATCAGGACCGTTATACGGCTATCAGGAGACTGTGCCCTAGTCTGACCATAGATACGGATGGGGCGAGCCTCTTCTGGAAAGACCAGAAGGCCCGACTGAGTTGCGCCTTAGCGTTTCGTTCTGCCGGCTTTACGTCGACAGCCCGATTCATTTCCAGCGCAATCATCGATCAAGCGCCTGTGCGTTGGAATTCATCACTCCAGCTCACAGAGATCAAGCTCACATCCGAGTCTGCGATAACGCGTCCCCTTTCCGTAACGGAAGATACAAGGTATCTTGCATACTGGAAAGGCGCGTTAATTGATCAGAAGGATGAAGACACGGGACTCTCACGAGTTTCGAGGGCATGGTTCCCCTTCAGGGACTATGCTGTCTTGTCTCACTGATAAACCCTTCCGGGGTACGGTAGGGTTCCGTCGGGATTAACACACCCGGCGGTTCCATCTGGAGTTTACCTTCAGGTGGCGTGCTTACGCACCCCAGCCCCCG